TATAAGCGAGGCAAGCGGTAATCATGCTTCTGTTTATTGGCGCCACAGAAACAAGTTTCGAGGGCATCGCCGCTGAGTTACAGAAACTTGAGCCTAGTGCAATTGTGGAACTTTTTGAGCTGGACGCGACCGCATTCGGCGGCGATCTGCTTCGTTTCCATGCTGGCACAAATGGACTAAGCCAGAATATTGTTTGGCAAGGCCGAACCTATACCGCGTTCCCTGTACGCGCATCGGGATTCGATTACTCTGGCAATGGTCAGCTGCCGAGACCCAAGATGCAGGTCGCCAACATCACCGGAGCCATTAGCCTTTTGGTGCTCACTTACGATGACCTCCTGGGCGCTAAAGTGATACGCAAGCGAACCCTTGCAAAGTATTTGGACTCAGCGAACTTCAGTGGCATAAACCCGACTGCTGATCCGGCAGCCGAGTTTCCAGATGACATATTTTTCATCGATCGCAAGGTCACCGAGACTCGCGACGTAGTCGAGTTCGAGCTGGCGGCCGCGTTCGACGTGGCCGGTGTCCAGCTACCGCGCAGGCAGATCATCCAGAACGTCTGCACCTGGAGGTACCGCGGCACCGAGTGCGGATACGCGGGAACGAACTACTGGAACACCTCCGACCAGGTCGTCGGATCGCTCGCGCTCGATGCCTGCGGCAAGCGGTTGTCCAGCTGCAAGCTGCGATTCGGTCAGTACGCGCCGCTTCCCTTTGGAGCGTTCCCGTCGGCGGGGCTCACCCGGTGAAAGCCGACGCCTACGAGCACGCGATGGCCGAGTATCCGCGCGAGGCGTGCGGGCTGGTCGTCAAGGCGAGCCGTGGCGCGGTGTATCACCCGTGCGACAACATATCGAACGCGGCGCAGTGTTTTGTGCTGGACCCGAAGGACTACGCCAGGGCGTGCGACGCCGGCGAGATCCTGGCGGTCGTTCACAGTCACCCGAACATGCCCGAGTCGCCGAGCCTCATCGATCAACAGGCTTGCGTGGCGAGTGGCTTACCCTGGCACATCGTGCGGGTGCCCGAAAACCGCTGGGCCTACCTCGAGCCAGCCGGGTACACACCGGCGCTGACCGGCCGCGAATGGGTTCACGGTGTATCAGACTGTTACACACTGATACAGGATTGGTACAGGATCAATTCCTCGCTGTATCTGGCAGACTACGACCGGGCCGAGGAGTGGTGGGTTCGGGGCGATGATCTATACTCGCAGCACTTTGCCGATGAAGGGTTTCACGAGATACCGCTGGCCAAGCTGCAGCCTGGCGACGCGCTTCTGATGCGGGCTGCAAGCAAAGTTCCGAACCATGCCGCGGTCTATTTGGGGGATAATGTGATCTTGCATCACGTTCGCGGCCGCTTATCGGGCCGGGACATATTCGACGATCAATGGCGGCGCCGAGTGACGCACGTGCTGAGACATGCGGACAATCATCCTTCAAGGTGAGTTGGGAAAGAGGTTCGGCCGGATGCACCGACTCGATGTTCGGTCTCCGGCCGAAGCCATTCGAGCGCTGTGCGCGAACTTCCGGGACTTTGCTGGATTCCTGTCGAGCAGCCACGAGCGGAACGTCGGCTATCGGATCCTGTCGAACCGGGACGCGGTGAACCTGGACCAGTTGCATGACCCAGCTGGACAGACGATCAAGATCGTTCCGGTGATCGCTGGCGCTGGTGGCGGAAGTCCGCTCGCCAGCATCTTGATTGGTGGCGCTATTCTAGCGGCGGCATTCGTTACCGGCGGCGTCGCACTGGTGGCTGGCCAAGGGCTCGTATTCTCGGGCCTGATCGGCCAGGTCGCATTCGGCATTGGTGTCTCGCTTGCACTCGGGGGCATCTCGCAGCTGCTCGCACCGACGCCACCTTCCCCTGGTGTCGCAGACGCCACCGAACCGTCATATGTGTTCGACGGCGCTGTCAACACGACATCGCAGGGACACCCGGTGCCGATCGGATACGGTCGGCTGATTGTTGGCAGCGCGGTCATTAGCGCCGGCCTATCAGTGGATGACATCGAGGCATGAGCACCCTGCGGTCAAAGTCGTTCGCGCGGATCGTTGACCTGATCTCCGAGGGCGAGATCGTCGGCCTGGTCAATGGCGCCAAGTCGATCTATCTCAACGGCACGCCGCTTGAGAATGGAGACGGCAGCCGGAACTTTTCTGATGTCGTGTATGACACGCGGCCAGGCACACAGTCGCAGACCTACATTTCCGACGCTGCCGCGATCGAGTCAACGCTCAACGTCAACACTGAAGTGACGGCCGCAACGGCGGTCGTGCGGACGATTTCGAACTCTGACGTCAACGCAGCCCGCGTGATATTAAGTGTGCCGGCGCTCTACCGCGCCAAGGATGACGGCTCCCAAGTCGGGACCGAGGTTGATATCGCAATCGATGTCCAGGCGAGCGGCGGCAGCTACGTCACCAAGGTGACCGACACGATCGACGGCAAGGCGACGAGCAAATACCAGCGGGCCTACAAGATCGCGCTGACCGGATCCGCACCCTGGAATATTCGCGTGCGCAGGATCACGGCCGACAGCACGAACCTCAAGCTACAGAATAAGACCTTTTGGGACACGTACACAGAAATCATTGAGGCCAAGCTCCGCTATCCGAACTCAGCCTTAATCACTACCAAGTTTGATGCGTCGGCATTCCAGGGGATCCCGACGCGCGGCTATGATGTAAAGCTGCTTAAAGTCAAAGTACCGACCAATTACGATCCTGCAACGCGGGTTTATACTGGCTTATGGGACGGAACCTTTAAGACAGAGTGGACAGATAATCCAGCGTGGTGCTTTTACGACCTAGTGACGAATGAACGATACGGACTGGGAGCTTACATCCCAGCCGCACAGGTTGATAAGTGGGCGCTTTACACGATCAGCCAGTATTGCGACGAACTGGTGAATGACGGATTCGGCGGGCTTGAGCCGCGCTTCACCTGTAACCTGTACCTACAGAGCCGCGCGGAAGCCTTCAAGGTTGTACAGGATCTGTCGAGCTGTTTTCGATCGATGGTGTACTGGGCCAGCGGGGCGCTCACGGTGGCCCAAGACTCGCCCAGCGACCCTGTCGCGCTGTTCACACAGTCCAACGTCATCGACGGCCAATTCGTCTATTCCGGCAGCAGCGCCAAGGCCCGTCACACGGTCGCGCTGGTCACTTGGAATGATCCTGCGGATCTGTACAAGCAGAAAGTCGAGTACGTCGAGGACGCCGATGCGATCGCACGGTTCGGCGTGGTGCCCACCGAGGTGGTGGCGGTCGGCTGCACCAGCCGCGGGCAGGCTGCGCGTGTCGGTCGCTGGTTGCTGTTCTCTGAACGCTACGAGGCAGAGACCGTAACGTTCCAGGCCGGACTTGAGGGCGCGGTCGCTCGTCCAGGCCAAGTTATCAAAGTCGCTGACGCTAGTCGGGCCGGCGTTCGGCTTGGCGGCCGGGTCCGCAGCGCTACAAGCACTGCGGTTACTCTGGACGCACCTGTAAGCCTGGGCGCATCTGTTTGGACGATCTACGCGGTTCTCCCAAACGGCACCGTCGGACAGTCTCAGGTGGCAAGCGCTGCCGGGAACACGATCAATCTGGTCACCCCGTTGGCAGCAGCTCCGCAATCTGGCGCCCAGTGGATCATGTCGACCAGCACGGTGGAGGCTCAGACGTTCCGTGTTTTGACCGTGGTGGAGCAGGACAACGGTCAGGTAGAGATCACCGCTCTCAAGCATAACCCCGACAAGTACGACACTGTCGAGAACGGTTTGGTGCTGCAGCCGCGCGATTTAACGGCACTGACGCCGATTCCGGCCGCACCTGTCAACTTGTTGGCATCCGAGTCTCTATACCTGTACCAGGCAGAGGTCCGCGCAAAGGTCAGTATTGGATGGGAGAACGTCAACGGTGCAAGCAACTACCGTGTTCTGTGGAGCAAGGACGGCTCCAACTTTATCGAAGCACTGACCAATGTCAGTGACTTTGACATTCTCAACATTACACCCGGTGACTTCGTAATCCGGGTGTATTCGGTTGGCCCTACCGGTAAACAGTCATCCACATACGCTGAGACGACGATCTCAGCAGTCGGAAAGACTGCGCCGCCGGCCACCGTCACCGGGCTTGCTGCTGTCGTCGACCCAAGCATCGGAATCACATTAACTTGGGACAAGGTGGCCGATCTTGACCTGGATGGATACGAGATCAAAGACGGGGCGACTGTACTAGCGATTGCTAAGACAACCTCGTTTAAGGTTGGACTGCTTCCGACCGGCACCAAGACGTTTGCAGTTCGTGCGCTGGACACTTCAGGGAACTACAGCGCAGCGCCTGCCAGCATAAACGTCACAATCGACCCATCCGCGACACCAACGGTCACCGCCACGCAGTCAGGCGACTTCTTTACATTGACGTGGACGGAGGCCGTCGGAACACTGGCGGTTTCAGAGTACATCGTCAGGTTCGGTGCCAGCTTTGCCACGGGAACAAACGTCGCGAACGTCAAGGGCACCAGCTTAACCATTCCGGTTACCTGGACTGGATCGCGCACATTCTGGGTCGCGGCCGTTAATGTTGCCGGCATCACAGGGTCTGCCGGATCCGCGGCGATCAATATCACATTGGCTGGTGCCCCAACGGTTGCTGCGGCATTGGCTGGAGAGAACGTTGTTCTGTCTTGGAATGCCGTTCAGGGGACGCTATCAACCGCAGAATACGAAGTTCGGCATGGCGCAACTTATGCCGGCGGAATTTCGATCGGACGCATCAAGGGAACGTCCCTACAGCAAAAAGTAAGCTGGACCGGGTCTCGGACGTTTTGGGTTGCCGCAATCGATGTGAACGGAAACACGGGCTCGGCCGGCAGCGCTACAGCCACAATTTCGCTGCCTGGTGCGCCAACTATCGCCAGCAGCTTTGCCGGCGAGAACGTCGTTCTGTCGTGGTCTGATGTCTCAGGAACACTGCCGACAGATTCGTATGAAGTTCGGTACGGCGCCAGTTTCGCGGCCGGGGTCTCACTTGGCACGATCAAAGGCACTTCACTGCAGACCAGGGCTAACTGGTCTGGCGCCAGGACTTTCTGGGTCGCGGCCAGCGATACTAACGGGAATCTCGGAACCGCAGGCAGCATCACGGCGACTGTTGTCTCTCCGGTTGCACCAACTGTCGCGAGCGCGTTTGTTGGTGAAAACGTCGTCCTCACCTGGAATGCGGTTCAAGGAACCATGCCGACCGACTTTTACGAAGTTCGGTACGGCGCCAGCTTCGCAGCCGGGACTTCTATCGGGACAATCAAGGGAACAACAGTATCGGCAAAGGCGCAGTGGAGCGGAGGGCGGACTTTCTGGGTGGCCGCGGTGGACATCAACGCAACGACCGGAGCGGCCGGAAGCGTCACCGCAACAGTCGCCATTCCTGTGGCGGTCACGATGTCACAGGAGGTTATCGACAACAATGTCTTGCTGCGCTGGGGTGACGCGCAAGCCACGCTTCCGGTCGATTATTACGAACTGCGCCGCGGGTCGACATGGGCCGGGGCTACCGTCATCGGTCGCGTTTCGGCGCGCTTCTCAGCTATTTTTGAGAGCACCGCTGGCACCTACACTTACCGGGTCCGAGCCTACGACGTAGCAGGCAATGAAGGTGCAGAGTCAACTGTCGCAGCTTTGGTCAACCAGCCGCCCGACTATTCGCTGCAATTCAATCAAAACAGCTCGTTTGGCGGAACGCGGTCCAATTTCGTTGTTAACGCTGACAGCCAGTTGACGCCTGTTTCACCGACCGAGACATGGCAAACCCATTTCACAAGCCGCAGCTGGGCCACGCCGCAAGACCAGATCAACGCAGGGTTCCCAATCTACGCGCAGCCTTCGCAAACTAGCGGGAGCTATGAGGAGGTGTTCGACTACGGAACTACCCTGGCGGCCACAAGAATTACGGCCACCCTGACTGCTGTGCCAGTGTCCGGCACTGTTGTAACCACCCCTACCCTAAGCGTCAGCAACAGCAGCGCCACCGGACCTTGGACAGACTATGCTGGCGTGTCTAGCGCGTTTGTATCAAACTTCAGGTGGGCCAAAGTTCGTTACGATTTCAGCAGCGTCGGTGGCGATGACCTGCTCACTGTTACGGGCCTAAATGTCCGCTTTGATGTGAAGCTGGTCAACGACGCCGGCAGCATCCGCACCTACCCGTCACAGTCGGCGACTTATTCGCAAACCGGCACAACCATTACCGTTACTTTCACCGCACACGGTCGTCAGGTCGGCGAACGTGTGGATATGGATTTCACAAGCGGAACTGCTACCGACGGCGAATACGTCATCACGTCGGTGACTTCAAATACGTTCACGGTTACGAGTGCAACTAGCACAACAACCAGCGGAAATGTCACTCTCGATTCAAGTGGCACACCGGTGAGGTTCAATGTGACCTTTGTCGATGTCCAAAGCATCACAGTCACCCCGTCTGGGACCTCGGCCAGCATTGCGGTTTACAATTTCGTCGACGTTCCAAACCCCACTGGATTCAAGATCCTTCAGTTCAACACTTCCGGCACCCGCATCGCAGGCACAGTCGGCTGGAACGTAAAAGGTGTTTAAATGGCAAATCACAGCTTACCGACACTGACCAGCACCTACACCAACTTCCTGACAGAACTTGGCGCTCGGCTTGACGATGCCGTGAGGCAAGGGCGCAGTGATACGGTTACGCTGACCAATCCTCCCGTCGGCACTATTCGTTTCAATACCACGTCTCTACTGTGGGAGCAGAACACCGGGACAGTGGGGTCACCTGTCTGGACAACACTTGCGACAACCTACGGCATCGATGTTCAATCCGTCGATGGCAAAAGTTTCGGAACATTCACCGCTGCCGGCGGCATTGTTTATGCCACGAGTACCACAGCAGCATCAGCAACCGCCGCTGGGACATCAGGCCAGCCATTGCTGTCTGGTGGCGCTGGGGTGCCCACCTGGGGGACGGTCGCAGCCACATTCGGCGGGACTGGACAGACCAGCTATGTGATTGGCGATCTTTTATACGCATCAAGCA